GATTGCCATGGTCAGCGCACCAAACATTGTACTGCTTATCGGCATTATCTCATCCCTTAAATACATCAAGCGTTCAATGGCTTCTGTTCTAGTCATGCTCTTCGCCTTTCTTGCAGAAATAATCACCGTCCCTTCCTTTGCTTGCGATTCTGATACACATTTTGCACGGCGGTTCATAATCAAAACGATATTTGTGTATACATTCATCGCACGTTCCCACATTCCGTTCTGGTTCTGCTGTCGGAATCTGCTCCAATAGGCTGAAGGCATACCGCCGTTCTTCATCAGATGCAAACCGCATACATTCCAGAGCATTGTAGACTGCTTTTCTGTCAATCGGATCACTCATTCTGTTCACCTCTCATATCCGCACCGCACCATCTGCAAAATTGACCTAGTGGCCGTACAGACCTTAGTCCGCATACAGAGCAGGTACATGTCTGCCTCACTCCATCTGCAAACGATGTTTCATTATCAACCCATTCGCCCTTCTTCCGCTTCGGCTGTGCGGATGGCAACCCTTCCAGTAATTGTTTTACTGTGCCAATAAAACCTTCTGCCGTTCCCTCCTCAACATACCAATCGCCATACGCCTCAATCGCTGACTGACGGCTAATACAATCGCACGCATGCGTTTCCGTGCGTTTTTCGTGTGTTTCTTTTTCGTGTGCGCATCCAAGTGCCGTGACCATCCCAAGCAGTTCCATTTTGTACTTTGTCTCGATTTCCATTTCGGATACTTTTTTATTGAAGTACGATACAATTTCATCAAACTTCTGTTTCTGCATCGGTTCTCCTTTCCGCATTACTGCAAAAATCATCCTCACTTGTCATGTAGTCATAAACATCCAATACGCCCATGCTAAACAGCTTATCGCAGTATGAATAAGCATCTCCTTCACGCCAATGCTTGCACTCTCGGCAGTGGATGATTTCTGGCTGTGCGGATGGCAACTGCTCAATCCGCTGATACTCTGGCATCTCATCTGCCGTATGAACGTCGCCGTGAGAATCTATCCAGTCATGAAAACAGGATAAGGCATCTGCTCTGCTGATAAGGTCATTTTCGTGACCCCACGAAGATGATACCTTTTTGCTGTCATCAGCAAATTGGTTATAGTTACAATTTGTAACTTTAATTTCCTCGGGATGGTCATTTATAGTGACAAATGGCATTGCCTCAATCGTATCCATAAATTGCCACTTATCACCGTATGAACCTTCGATGCCCTTGGAATCAATAGCTATCTGCTTCAGCAAGGCATCAACATCTACATATCTAGGCATCTTCTCTCCTTTCTGAAAAACTGCAAAAACCATCTGGCTTTGGATCTTCAAAATCCCAATAACCACATACATGGCACTGCTCAGCTTCAACCCGATTGTCTGCAAAATAATAATGTTTGCAGTCCTTGCATCGGATTAACTTACCGACCACTTTTGGCTTTATGACCATCTTGCCTGTCACTTCATCATAAAGAGCCTCGTCAATATTGAAGATGTATTCAGCCATCGTCCTCATCCTCACTTTCCCACCAGAGCGGCATTGAATCCGCCAGATTCCACATAACGTTGCCCAGAGCGTTTACCGCTCCAAACAGGACCACAAGCAGTCCGATGCAGGTTAATACGTATCTCATCATTTGCATTTCCACCCCTCTCTGCGCCTGCTTCCGTCTTTTCTCGTGAAAGCAGCATCATGGTTGAGCGTTTCGATAGCGCCCCTGATTGTCATTTCTTCTCGATGCAGCCTCTTCTCAGCTTCATGTTTTCTCTTGTACTCAAGATATTCCTCGCAGTGGCTATGACACAGATCGTGACGATGGTCACAGCCTTTGCATGGTGCTGTGTACACCTTACTTCGCCTCCTGCTTCCGCTGAAAATCCAAATGCTCGTAGATTGTCGGTTTGGAGATGCCAAGCTTATCGGCAATCTCAGCCACCTTCGCACCATCCGACCGCATCTTAATAATCTGCTGGTGCAGGTTCGGGTCGGCGGTATTGACCTGAACCGGCGCAGCTTCCGCCAATTCCAACACCACTTCAACCACTGCCGAGAGCCTGTCTGCATATCGGATCTGGCACTCAAGTCCTGTGGCACTTTCGTAATCCACCAGTGCATTGCGGATTACTTCTACCATCTTGTCGTGAATGATCATAATAAGTCCTCCAATTCCTTAATCCTCTTTACTGCATATTCCATCATCTCAGGATCGTCACCGGAATTGTGGACGGCTTGGCTGAAATATTCCAGAGCCTTGCGCCACTTCTCGTCGGATCCGTCGAGGTGGTCCTTGCAATTTTGATACAGTGCGTCAATATGCTTTTTCTGTCTTTCCGTCATATCAATCCTCCGGGAATGGCAGCGGAAAATCAACTTCCTGAAATCCGTCAGTCTCGTCTGGCCCTTCCCACTTTAATCTCCAGTTAAACTCATCTTGAGTGTCGCTGATTCGTTTCGTGCAGCTCTCGAAGTACAACGGGATGCCCTTGTGCAATGTATTGCCGGTGAACCTGTCCTTCATTACTGTCAGCATCCTGATCGGGCAATCATACAGCTCATCAGCTTCCCATTTTCGCCCATTCGCATCCACGAATGGTTTGTCAGGTCTCGAATACCTCACGGTCTTATGTGCTCTGTTCACGATATTCGATGAACCGGCGATATCATCATTCGAGAATCCGCCAGACGCCCTGCCTTTTCTTGGATGCACGACTAAGACGATAATTACGTTCCGAGTTTGTGCTATGTTTGCGAGTTTCTTCGTAAATTCCGTCTGCGCTTGATTCAGCTCAAGTTGGCCGTCATTGTCCATGGCGGTCATCAGATTGTCGATGACAATGAACCTGATTCCGTACTGTTGAATTCCTTGCCGTATAACATCGAGTAATCTATGCTGAATCAATTCACCAGACGGCTTTTGATCGTCATCAAGATCAGACTCTTCGTAGACATAAAGTCTCTGATACATATCCCAGTTTTTGATTAGTTCATACGTCTCGTCGACAATATCGTTCCGGCTATTAAGATTCGCTTTGCCTGCCGTCTGAAAATCGAGCCAGTTCTTCACCTGCCATGCAGGCAACTCTCCGGAATAAATCATTGACGGATACCCCTGATCAAGCGCTCGTGTCACCCATTGCGATGCCATTGTTGACTTTCCGTCACCGGCTGCGCCAGTCAGCACAATCAATTCACCGAAATAAAACCGACATTTCTCATCAACTGCCTTAATACCTGTATCCATGCTCTCAATCTCCGACAGTGTAACTCGCTGGATGTCAACGATGCGCTTAAGCCCAGGCACCGGAACCGCTTCCGCATTTTCCACGCATTGCCGAACCGCATCCGCTCCGTATTTCTGCAATATCTCGTTGGCATCCTTGCAGTCCCGATAATCTTCAGGACGAACATGCTTGATCCGACCGTGGAAGCGCGTCTTCATGTCTTTCAGGAGCGATATTTCTCCGTTCTCATAATCCCCGAAGATTATCAACTCGTTAAAACGTCCGAGGAAATTCCAACAGTACGGTACCCATGTAAATCCGTTTTTTCCAGTTGGCACAGATACCGCATTCTCGACACCGGCCGCAGCGCAGCTCAACGAATCTATCTGTCCCTCCGTCATGACCAGTACATCATTTTCAAAATTGCAATGGTTCATGCCGAACAAAATCGGTTTCCTGTTAGCTTCGCACCACTCTTTGCTGCCTTTTGTTTCGCCTTTTTTGTAAGCAATGTTTCGATACTTGATGAACCATAGCTTTTCATTTTCGTCGATGAACGGGAAGACAAGCACATCGTCGCGGTCTTTTACTGTAGTAATTTCATACCGTTTTGTGATTTCGCTCGGGATTCCACGGTCAGCCAGATATTTCACTGCATTGTCGTTGCTCTCGATCGGCTTCCGCACAAATGCCCTGTAACGTTCGCGCCTTTTGTAGTAATCGTCAATTCCGTCACCCAGCGAGAACCAATCGAACTCCTGGGCGAGTGTTATCATGTTTCCTTTTCGCCCGCAGGATCCTCGCTTGCAATTCCAAGTGCCTTTGGCCAGATTGATCGAAAACGTTCTGGTATCTTTGTTTCGACCTCCGTTACAGAACGGGCAATACTTGAACAGAAGTTCATCGCCTTTTGCAAAGTGTTCGATGCCGACACCTTCCGCAAATCGGAATGCGTCATTCTTATCAAATGTGTATAACTCACTCATCGTCATCCCTCGCCCAATCTGGTATCGCTTCCGAGGTCGCGTCTTCCGCGCGTCCAATAGCAGCGGAAGCGTCGACCGCAGGGAGTGTATTGTCATTGGAATTGCCATTACCATTGGCATTCCCATTCCCCTTTACATTAAGGGTTGTGTTTTTAGGTTGTGTTTTTTTCGGCCTGCCGGTTCCGCCCTTGTTGCCCTTAGCGTTCTGGTTGCCAACCGGCGCGCCACCTTTGCGCTTTTTTTTCTGGGCGTCGACTTGCGCGAGCCATGTCATCATTACAGCCTCAAGCATCTTGTCACCGCCATAGTCAGGCAATTCGCCGTAAAGTCCGTAACGAATAATTTTCATCATGGCGTCGACTTGTTTGTCAGGTCCCAGGAGCGCAGACGATTCAAACCATGTTTGATAGATAATCACTGTTTCATTTTCCAAGGTCGTCAAACTCTCCAATCTCAATCCGTTCCTTCATGTCTCTGTACAGAATTTCCTTGATCATAATGCCGCTCGTGAGCTGTGAACAGAAGATTAGCTGCATGTTGTACCTGATATTCCATGCAATGATGGATGCCAGATACGCCTTCGGGCTGAATTTGCTCCGGTACTCATGTCTCAAGATCTTCTCAATGCTTCCATTCTCGCAAAGCAGAAACACTCGGCAGTTATTATCCGCTGCACGTTCAAATTCCCGCTTAAAGCGATCGCGTCCTCTGGTGAAGCATCCGGCAAGTTCATCGAGATTCATTTTACGTTCAATGACGCATCGGGCGGAGATTGTTGCGGACACATCATACAGACTGGATCCGTCAGAAAAAGATATGTTTCCGCAGTAATCTCCATAGTTGAGCGTTCCCCTGCGATAGTCGACACCGAAGCTCTTGTAACGTTGCTCCGCCCTTTGTGTCTTCTGCTCTCTGCTGTCAATGATGATCTCGAAAGTGTTGAGCAGATCCCTTGCGTCAAAGTAGTCCATTATGTGAACGGAAGTTCATCTACGCCGGACGCATCGGCGAAGTTGTCGGCCTTCGTTTCGACCAGCTTGTCCTTCGGTAGCCTTCCATACTTGTTGTCCCTGACTGCTTGCGCGTCTTTGAACCAGAGTGGACGAGTGTGGTTGTATATGTTGCCATTGTTTTCCGTCTGTTCAATCCTGAACAACGCACCGGCTATAAGGCCCTTCCATTTGGTCTCATCCCAATCCCAATGATATCCGTCGTTTGAGTCTTCGAGCGCAGCAACGAAAGTGCCGAAGTTATCAATCATCCACTGCGGAGAGTCATCATCCGGAGCGACCAGATTATAAACTCCGTCATACGGCCATTTTTTATCCTCATCGGTCATTGCTTCGAACTGCTTCTGATAAAAGTCTTTCTGCTCACCTTCGGCGATATCGAACTCAATCTTAATATGAGAACCGGATCCGTTCTTGTTCGGCTCTTCTTTGGCAGCCTTAATCTTAATCACATAAGCACCCTTCGGAAGCTGTTCAAAGACTGAACCTTTTTTGATCTGCGCCGTTTCGAATTTGTCAAATTTCTTCATAATTGTTACCTCGTTGAATTGAAATATTTGTTTACAGCTTCTATTGCGTCATATATCAGCCAACCATAATCACGATATATATGAATATCGACTGATGCGGTGGGCGGAAGCGGATCTCCGCAGTCCAGACCGTTTTCGCTGAAAATAATATGGACTTTCCCGTCTCCAAGGCGTTGTTTTATTATGGCCTGAGCGCAACAAACGCCTTTATACCAAAACAGCCATGTTGTATGCAGTGCAATTTCCCTCGAACGCACATCGAATGGGAATGATCCAAGAAGCAGGAGTCCATTAGATACTGGCGTCGTCTGAAAATCTATAGCACCGTTTATCTTTTGAGCCATCTTGTCTTCATGGATAGCATTTGTGTTTGACTTAACTTCGACATATTTATCGTAATCCGGGAGATAAAAATCCGGCTTATACTGTTGTTTACTCCAACCCCAAAATGTTACCGGCTCATATTCGTAACGGATCCCGACTTTATCAAAGAACATTGCCCACTTGGCTTCATTCTTACTGCGGAATTTATATCCGTTGTAAAAGGTCTCAATAGGTTTATAATCTGTCACAGCTTCACCCCATTCCGTAATAATCCCTTATTGCAGAGTCAACAAATTTTAAGTCATTCGGGATCTCCAGATCGAACATCCCTTCAGGCGTCTTGGCAGTTGACTGTCCGTTGCTCTGCGTGTAGAATTTGTGGTCCTGACAGTAGATGACAATGTCGAAGCAGCCCTCCACGGTCAGCTTCTCATCAAGCATCTTACCGATGGTCTTGGCTTTCTCACGTCCGTCTGAATCCAATTCTGTATGATGCAGGAAGTAAACGATCTTGTCATCCTGGTCCAGTTCGTTGATAAAATGGATTAATCCACGGAAGTTCGCAGCCATCTGGGTATATTTGTCGTAGCCCTTCTCGGCAGCCCGATCGAACAACTCATTGACCAACAGATACTGGCTGTCATCAATCACGATACTCTTGCATTTTGCTGATTCAATCGCCTTACAGAGCCATGCATATTTGGCCCGGTTCAGCCCTGCATAGTCCTTGACATCTGCGTAGGCCTTCGGGATCCTCGCCACCTTGATATCTGACTTGAATGGTAAGCGTCCTTTTTCTACGCTGATCACGCCGACCTCATCGGCATTGAAGTTCTTAATGGAATAGGTCTTTCCGGAACCGGAACGGCCCATCACCAGTACTGGAAGTGCCATTACATCTCCCCTCCTTCTTCGTAAGCTTCCTCTTCCTTCATGATCTGCACTGTGATCTTTCCGTCTGCCGTCAGCATCGTTCGCACAAAATCCATAGCTTTGTTGATATTATTGAATCTCCAGATGATGCCCTCAGCCTTAACCAGATAAGCATTGTATCTTGCCATTATCTCCCCTCCTTAGTCATAATCATCGATCCACTGCCGGTTCTCCCCGACGCACTTGTCGCATATCCATTCGCCGTCCAATCTCAAAGCGATGTCATCCTGGATATGCTCACCACATATTGAACATACCGGTCTGCGCTCAAGCCAATGTTCGGCCTGCGCGTCATGCTCTAAAAAATCCAGATTCGGGTCACTGCTATACATGTTTCTTACCTCCAAAGCACTCTTCGAACGTCATTCCGGTGTCTTCCAGAATGATCAAAATCGTGTTCCACTGTGGCGCCTTAGCACCCGTGATGATGTCCAGGATCGTTGTCCGATGCAGGCCAGTCTTTCTGGCGTATGCACTGTAGTTGCCATATCTGCTCTTGATATGCCGCTCCAGATTCGGAAAGACGGCATTAGGGTCAATGTCATAATGTATCTTCATAGAACGCCTCCTCGAATGTCATGCCCGTCTGTTTCAGTATCGCCTTGATGACCAAAAGCTTCGGGTTTCCGCTCTCGTACATCAGCCGATAGTACACCTGCTTTGGAAATCCGCACGCCTCACAGAAGGCCGTCACGCCGCCGCCCTCGACTCTGACATACTCATCAAGTTTAGGGAATATAGGCTTACAGTAGCTATGCACGTTCTACACCTGCCATTCCCAGAATCTGCCGAAGGACGGCAGTATCAATGTTGTGGTAGTGACCTTCGGTCTTATCCTCGTCGTTGATCAGCCGGCGCAGAATGTCCAGACGTGTTTCTGCTTCGATAAACTCTTCGTATTCGTCTCTTCCGATTTCGATCATAATTAGTTCCCCCATTTCCATAACATCCGCATCCATTCGTGATAAGTGATTGGAATGTCTCCAAGGTCTTCTCCATCAACACCTGCAATGATGACAGGTCCGACAATGACATCAGTAACGCCCAGTCCATCTGCAATCTGAAAACTTGGCTCCATGCCTCTCAGCTTGCCTTCTTCGTTGCAGATCATAACCAGCCCGTCACCCAGGTTGACCTGCTCGATGTAACCTCCGACTGTTTTCTGGAGATTCTCTAGTGACGGCACTATCTTGGTCGGCTTGCCGTACTTGTCGTTAGGCTGCTTTACAATCACTTTGATTGCTTCTCCCATTTTTGCTCTCCCCTTTCATTTTCGCATTCACCCAGACTTCTAGATTGGCGCAGGCCAGCACCATGCCGATGCAGACAAGCATCAAACCGGCAGACAGAATCGGACGGTCTGAAATGAGCATCTGCGTGAAGCAGAACCCTGTTCCGAAACAAAATGCCGGGAAAAATGTCTTAGCGATGTTTCTAATCATCTTCATAAAATGCCTCCTCATAGCTGAGCCCTGTGGCTCGTAGAATCTTGTCGATGCTATCCTTGCGTGGATTCCTGGCGCCTGTAGCAATTCTGTGCAGTGTTCCATAGTTAATGCCTGCTCTCCGGCTAAGCTCCGTCCAATTGCCACCCAGATGTTTATCAACCCACCGCCCGAGATTCGGGTACACGGTCTGGTACTTGAACAGCATGAATCCTGACCTCCCTTCCTGCTCTGGCGGTGTAGATGAGCGACAGGGCTTTAATGATTGATGTAGTGCTCATACTCACTCACCGCCCTCTTGATGTACTCCCGAGTTTCCAGATGGATGCGCTCCACTCTCTCGATGGCAGAAATCAATGGGGAGAACTGTGGTAGACCGTCCTTTTCGATAAGGCTCGATATCTTTTTTAACGCACCTTCCAAATCGCCGTAGAAGTACTCGTTCTCATAGATGCGCTCCCCTGCCTTGATCTTCTTACTGTCCTGCTTTGCTGTGTATTTGTAGACCGCAACAGCATAGCACTCCGGCATGACGTTGATAGCATACTTGTCAGTTACTTGAATCATGTTTCACCTCCTGTTTACCTAATTTACTTTCTGCAAATCATCGGGGCGCAAAAAATCATCCTCTTTAAACCCAGTAACATAGCAGTAGGCATAAAGATACACTGTCTTGCACTCCGCTTTGCCGTTTTCGAGTTGATTGATTAACACCTTGGAAACGCCCAATTTATCAGCCATTTCCTGCTGTGTTAAACCATTGGCAACCCTTGCAGCTGCAAGCGTAAGTCTTCCCATCGTTTTACCTCCTTATTCAGTTTTTAGTGCCTCGCACCTTCTCTATCATAATTTACTTTCAGTAAATTGTCAATACCAAATATTTACTTTTTTAAACTTTCTTATTATAATGATGTTACAGAAAGGAAGTGTGGGGAATGTTAATTGAACCTAAAGAATATGCCAAAATCGTCGCAAATAACCTCCGAAGATTGGCTTACGAGAAAGGTGTAGAGCAAAAGGACATCGCTGAAGCTATTGGCGTTTCACGCACTATTGTATCCCAATGGATGAACGCAAACAGAACACCACGCATGGATAAGGTTGACGCCCTGTGCAAGTATTTCGGTTGCACCAGAATGGACATCATGGAACCATATGGACAAAAACGTGAAACCAAAGAAATCACCGACGACCAAGCCGAACTCATCCGCTTAACAATGACCGCATCTGCGGACAACGTCGCTCTGGCTCTTGCTCTGCTCCGTAAACTGGAAGGGGTGAAACAATGACTAAATGCGCCCTCTACTGCCGAGTATCCAGTTCCGTCCAAGCCAAGGAAGGTGACAGCATCCCTGCGCAGCTTGACGCATTGCATAAGTATGCAAAAGACCATAATTATCAGATAATTGGTACATTTATAGACGATGGCATCTCAGGCACTAAGGATGACCGAGACGAATTGCAGAAACTACTCCAGATGGTTATGGATAACCAAATTGACCTTATCTGCTTCACCAAACTAGACAGGTGGTTCAGGTCTATCCGGCACTACATCAACACACAGGCCATCTTAGACGCCCACGGCGTCAACTGGGTAGCCATCTGGGAGCCTGTTTACGATACCACCACCCCTGCGGGTAGACTGATTGTCAACCAAATGATGAGTATCGCTCAATTTGAAGCGGAAAACACAGGCCAGCGTATCAGAGCGGTACAGGCTTTCAAAGTTTCCAAGCACGAAGTCATTTCCGGCACCTGCACCCCTGGCTACCGCATCGAAGACAAGCACTACGTTCTAGATCCGGACAAGGCCGACGCTGTACGGCTCGCATTTGATGTTTTTAACCGTACTGGAAGCTACGCCGAGACCATCAGAGCCACTTATGGCACTGGCCTGCCCACCACCACGAATGGCATCAAGAACATGCTCCGGCGTGAGATCTACATTGGAAAGCGCTACGGCATGGACGGCTTTGCCCCTGCGCTGATTGACGTGGAAACCTTCCAGAGCGTGCAGAAGCAGATTAAGATGGAGCGCAGGCCGTCAAGGTCAAAGCATGAGTATTTGTTCAGCGGTCTGCTTGTCTGCGCAGAGTGTGGTGCGGTCATGGCATCGCATCCACGAAAAGAGCGTGGCAAGATCAAACTGGCCTACCGCTGCCCGAAGCACTTCCAGCGCACGGTCAAGCAGTGCGATAACACCAAAGTGGTCTATGAGGGGGTTTTAGAGCGCAGACTTGTTGCTCAGTTTCCAAGCCTTGTGATTGATCAAATTGAAGTATTGGAAGCCAAGCAGGCTCCAATACGGAGCGCACAGAAGGAACGTGAGCGGATAGAGCGCAGATTGGATAGGTTAAAGGAATTGTATCTGAATGAACTGATTACTTTGGATGAGTACAGAAATGATAAAGAGCACCTACTGGCTGAGCTTGAATCGGTAAGTATTGGAGAGGAGCCCGATACGAGCGCCATAAATGCTCTTAAAAGCTTAGTTGGTCTTAATCTGGAAGAAGTCTATGCCGACCTTTCCAGAGCCGAGAAACGGCTGTTTTGGCGGTCTGTGGTGAAGCAGATAAGATTCGATAAGAACCGCAATTTTTTTGTCGA